AGCCTTTTCTTTTGGAGAGTATAAAATGAATATTAAAGAATTATTAGCAACTGGTCAGTACCAATTCCGTGTCTATCGAGAACCTGCCGTTGGTAGGACAATGCTAGTGTTACAAAAGAAGGTTGACAATCAATGGTTTGATGTGAAACCAGAAGAGTTGATGGGGTTTAGTCTATGAAAAATCCTTTAATCGACGTTGCTGCCATCCTTATCTGCCTTATCGCTGTAATAGTTGGCGGACAATATTTCATAAACCAGAAGAGAGAAAAGCTTGCTGATAAAATTGAAGTGTTAACTGAAAGACAAAAGAAATTTGAAGTTGACCTATCTAAGTTTGAGTCAGCCGTAAAACGTACTGAATAAATTCCAAACAAAGAAAAAGCCCCGAAAGACTCATGTCCTCGGGGCTGAAATATTTCTGAGATAAGGACATGGCAATCCTTATTGTCTGCATAGCAGTTTTTATTATTGTTGGTCTTTACCGCTGTAGATGACAGCGTTTGAATTATTATTGTTAATTACTTTTGAAGTCAACTTACTCTGTTGTTCCAATTTATCCATTTTCTTCTCAAGGATGTAGAGCTTACTGCTGGTACTCACTTGATAAGTGTCCTGAACTTCAGCTAATGTATTTATTCTCCCTTCAAGGTAGTTAATGTTATTAGCTGAAACTTTCTTACTCTCTTCTCTAAGTTCACTAAGTTGTAAACTAAAAGAGCTTCTTTCATCCCCAGTCTTATTATTATTGAATATAATTACTATCATCAATACCAAGAGAACCAAGGTCATAAGATGTACAAACCGTTCTATAACCACCCAGACCATTTAAAATCCCCCGACCAAGCTTACTATCTTCCGCTTTTGGCCTTGTCAAAATAGAACTGGAATTGACGTAGGATATCTTGTTGGTTACTATCTACTCGTTGAGCAAGACTAGAGAAGCCCGCATCCATTCTTGAGTTAGTCCTAACTTCAAAATCCCTCATATCGGACTTACCTACTTTGTCCATCTGTAGAAGTACGATCTTGTCATTCAAGTCTTTTACATCCTTAGTGACGCCTTGGTAACTCATAAACATTACTGATATACAGATACCCAATAGGGCAATACAAGCTCGTTCTATCAGACTACTAAGTTTACTATTTGCATCATTTTGGATGGACATTATAAAGTGCCTCCTGCTCTTTCTTGTTCTTCTTAATCTTTTCCATTTGCTTTTGCCACATGGAAATACATGCCGTGCCCTTACTATAGGCCACTGCCAAATCCATCACACTTTCACCTGATGGTGCTGCCTTGCAAGGGGCCACTAGGAGGCTGTCCGGTGGACCTACATAGGTTGTCTTCGGGGCTTGCAAGACAATAGGCTTGGTCGAGCAAGAGACGCAAATCAAGAGAAAGCCGCTCATCACCATAAATTGTAGAAGTTTTAGCATTTTTAAGTATCTCTGTTTCGGAAGGTGCTATTGCAATTCCTTTCTTAAGGTTAGTAATTTTAACAACTAGGTTGTCAATCTTTTCCCTTACTTCTTCTTTTTCTTGCATGAACTCGACAGTTGACTTATCGTCTACATTGCAAGACGCATCCTTTAAGTTGAGGGCAACTTGGTAGTTAGAAATCGCGAGTAGGCTATCTTTAAGCTGACTCTCAGCCACCACCTTATCGTCGTGCAGTGATAGAGAAAGCCAGCCCAAACCTGCTGTAGTTGCTGACAATGCTAGAATGATATAGAAGCTTATTCCAAAACTACTTATTCCCATCACTAGCATCCTCGGAAGGCCAGAGCCTCTTCTGCTTTATCAGCCTGAATACTGCTGCTGACACGTTGAGGCAAAACATAGCAGCGCCATAGATCGCAGGAGTAAGCATTGGCTCCAATAGTCCAAAGAAGGGGAGAATAACTTCAATCAGGGTGAGAATAACAGACAGGATGTTTGTCCAGAAGGAATAAGTGAAAAGCACTTTCTTCCAATTGGGCACTAGTTGCAGCTTCTTATCTGGTGTAGACAAGGTTACTGCAATACTGGCTTCTGTCTGTGTATCTGCTGTCAGAGGGGTTGTTTCATTCTTTACCAAATCTATCATATTAAATCCTAGGAAAGAAATAGTTCTTTCTCAGCAAGGCGTCTACGAGTAAGACCATTTAAAACTTTCCCGCCAGCTTTGTTCCAACGTTCGAACTCTTTACTTGCACCAGCGTAATCCTTAAGATTCAATTTCTTCAACAGAGTAGACGATTTAAGATTACCAAGACCAAGATTAAAGCTGAACGACACGAGAGCATCAAACTGATTTTGAGTAAGAGGAACCTTAACAAGGTCAGTCACGCCAGATTCAAACCGAGACAAATCCTTTATAAGGAGTGCCTCAGCTTGAGCTTCTGTGATCACTTGCCCTATGGAGACATGAGAGCCAGTGGAGCCATAACCAATAGTTACAACTCCGACAGAGTCTTTGTAAGCTTTTAATTCAAGCCCTTCGAACTGCTTTATAAGGTTTACACCTTTCTGACTAATTTTCATAGGACCCTTCTATTTAAATATTATTGATGACCACTTTACTGATATTCCCTGTCAAATCATTTACACACTTAATAGACACAATACCAGCTCCAATGTTTCCTTCAACACTTGGAAAACTATTGTCAGAGTCTACTTGAATAAAATAGCTGCAATAATTCTCCGTCACCCTATGTAAAGAGTTTCCTTTGACAACGGGTCGCAGGCAATTTGTCAGTTGGATAGCAGCACCTTGCTGGTTGTTATTATCACTAACGGATACTGCAACTATACTCAGCCCAGCCACACCAGACACTGAAAATGTTTTCCCCTGTGCAAGTTGATAACTGCCGCCTTTAAACTTCACGGATCCTACTTTAGCCCCGCCTGTATTAGAAATGGCTACTTGTGGTTGAGATGATATGTTACCACCAGCGCAATAACAATCATTGAAATTTAAATTGTCAATCAGACTTTGAATACCATTGGCTTGAATATAAATATCTTGGGCGCTATCCCCATCAAATTGACAAGAATTTAACCAAATATCTCTAATCCAAGATCCAGCATTTGCATATATAATTAGCTTTTGGCTTGCTTGGTAAAAGTCACAGGTTATGAATTTTATACCAGCAATCATGTTGCCGTTGCTACCATTTGAAATGGTGTTATTTGAAACTATGCGGACATCAGCACATCCAGCAGCGATGTTAGCTACAAACTGGCAATCCACAAAAGTAAGATCACCACTAAAACCACCAGCCTGATAAATATAACAGGCTGTAGCACCGTTAGTTACCAGATTATTCCAACAAGATACTCTTTCAAACCTAATTTGTCTGCTGTGTACAATTTCAAGACCAATAGTGAAATTATTGATCATGATATTTTTAACTTTACCTCGATGCCAACCATCAATCTTATATCCATTGATGGGTGTTCCAATTCTTAGGCCTGTAACAACAGAGCCATTGCCGGCACCATTATGTACAACACTGAAATCCGACAAGTGCAGATCAACAAGCTGGTTTGTCGGATTATTTGATCCTGAAACATAGAACACTACGGCAGATGGGAAGGATGGCAATGGAGCAAATCTTGTACCAGTACTTCCATGCCCCGCACCCCGAAATTGTATAGGACAATCTTCAGTTGGTTGCAAGGTAAATGTATTACCCAACATGAATAATCCGGAACCACCGAAAATTGTAGGCACACCTCCCTTACTTCCAGCAGAGCCCTTCACACAATCATGTGCAGCCTGAAAATATGCCCATTGGTTATATGGGGAACCACCTTCCGCTCCCCACCATTCAGGGTATACTTGTCTAATCCCTGAGACAATGCCTTCTCCATAAAATATTCTACTACACGGTGCTTTAAACTCACCTTGAATAGTAAATACAACACCCGAAGATATATTTAGACATGTACCAGCCTCGAATCTTAGAGTTTTATTTCTAGGTATACTAATACTGGAATTGAGATTGTAATTGTTTTTGGGAATTACAATCTCATCATAGGTTGACATCAAGCAATTAACAACTTGTGCAAAATCTTTAAAATCTGTAGTGCTCATTATGTTACCGTTGGAATTTCTGGCTGGGCAGGCCAGACTGGATTTTCATACCAACCACTTTGAGCAGTTACACGACCAAGATACACATCATAGCGTTTCCATTCTATTAGGGCTAGCTTTTTTATTGCCAACTCTTCAACTTCCCCAACAGTAGCCATATCTAATTCCACAGCTCCCTCTAGGGTTTCAACCCTGTTAGATAGTGCGGTTTTCTGAACTCTTGTAAAAGCCATCAATGATTGTAATTTTACGGTCTGACTCTGTAACATTTCTTCTGCGGTTGGTGGTTTAGGAGGTGGCATTTTTAATTCACCATTTTCTAAAATCCAACCAATATTTACAAAGTCGTGGTGCATTTTAATGTAGCCTTCGGGCAATTCACCCATATCAGTTACACCGTCCCACGCAATAACATTTTCCACAATATTAGTTGCAGTGTTTATAATAGCCCAGCGGTTCGGGTCAGTCATTATGCCAGCTCCCACAAAATACAAATACCGTTTGTTCCATTTCCCCCAGCAAGTCCACCCGGTCCGGCTGAAGCCTCAACAGCACCTCCCCCGCCAGCTCCGAAGCCAATTCCGACCTGACCATTGCCTCGAATGTTACCACGGCTGTTACCGCCTGTACCATATCGACCAGAACCACCACGACCTGAAACAACTGCCGCTGCAACTAGCGAGAATGACATACCACCACTTGGTCCCGGAATATTCGCAATATTTCCTCCGGTGGGTGTGGTACTGTTGCCCGATTCGCCAAGAAGCCAAGGCGGAGTTGTATTCGCACCAACACCTCCGGGAGCGCCGCCAAATGCTGTAATACCGGCAAAAGTTGAGTTAGATCCTGCACCGCCAGCAGCATTCGATACACCAGCGCCACCTACACCTATGTTTATGGTTTGACCGATGAATGTTGAAACCGGATACAAAAATTCAGCTAAACCGCCAGCGCTTCCGCCCAAACCTGCTGCTGTATTACCGGTAGCGGTAGAAGGGGCACCACCTCCCGCTCCCCCACCACCTACAAGAATCCCATATACATTACGAGTTCCTATTGTGGGGACGTAAGCTGTTGTGGCGGTAAATTGCCTAATAGCTAGTACAGAACCATTTGGACTGTAAATTTTCCAATAAGTGTTGCTAACATCGGTAACAGGGTTTTGATTCAAACTAGGTGCAACAGCAACGTAAATTGTACCATTACTACCCTGAACATACGAACGCTCACCATTTGTAGAGAAGTAATAGTTCTCAGTGGCTGACCAAACACTAATACCCTTCTGAAACAAATGGAGCAGCCCACTGTCTTGACGATTTTGAAGGTAGTTTTCCCATTGAAAAGGTGGTACTTCTGCTGTCCAGCCGGTCTGAATTTTAACATCACTTGGTGCCACGATTGCACCACCTGAAGCCCACGGAAATGTGATGCTAGGCTTACTAGTTTCTGCTGCCATTTAATTACTGTTCCTTTTAAAGGAGCTGACCATACTGTCCGCCCAAAGATAGATTGTTTAAGTCCCCATAGCCTTTGGCATTTGGAGCACCCTGAAATCCGAAATAATTGTCCGCTATGAACTCACCAAAATTAACTCTCACACCAATTGGTTTAGGGACAAATCTTGATGGGTATCCAGACGAGTAGGATGTGTAGTTCAACAAAACCTTCTCAAATGAGGTAAGTTGTCTCCCCATCATCAGTGTAAACTCGGCGTTACCTTCAGCCACTACAAGATTAATATCTATTCCAAATACAAACTGCATAAACTCAATAAACTGATTTGGTGTGGCATTTGTACTATTTTTGATAATTTTAGCTTTAATAAACAAACGATACTGTTCATCTGTCAGCAGTGTATTCCCGGCAAGCGGATTATTTATATCATAATAAGGACCGCCTAACGCAGGATTGTTTAAGTCCCCATAAGATTGTGCGTTAGGATATCCCTGAAATGCAAAGAAGACTAAAAGTGCCGTA